CAGAAATTAGATATATTATACTACAATATACCTCTGAAAGTCAAGAATTATTTTTTATATATCATCAATATCTTCATCAGATTTAAGGTCGGAATCCTCTTTTTCTTTTGGAGACATTGCGGGCTCTGGTCCTATTTTTAAAGTTTCCCAGTCCATTTTAGAAGTAAAAGATTTCATTGAAGCAGAGCGCATTTTTACGCAATTAAAAGTCATGCAGGCATCTTCCTGATCCCAGGTCTCCAAAGCAAATGCAGCGTCTGCCGCATCTAGAATACCTTTTGCAAAACGAGCCTCGCCTGTAGCGTCTGTTTGATAAGGAGAGAACACAGGTACTTCATACTCCTGAGCCATTGACTTTAGGGATTTGCTCACTTCAATTTGTTCTGTCCAATCGTACTGTCCGCCTCGAGCAGGAAGATTGGAACGCCTTACTTGATTAAGATAGTCTACAATTATAATGCCAGGCTTTATTCTGCTAGCTTGTTTATCCAAGGTAGCACGAATCTTCCCAAGAGTTAATCCTGAGTCATATACTACGTCTAGTTGCTGAGTCGGGAGAAGCTCATGGCTAGACTTTAGTATATTGTGCAGCTTGTCAAAATCTCTGTGACTTCTGTATTCTTTCAGACGTTCCGAGCCTTCAGTGTAGCGGTGTGCCCACCAAGAAGCTACTTTTTCCCATTCTACTACGCTAAGGTTCTTCATTTTCAATCTAGCAAATGGAACCCCTGTTGCGATTGAGCAACAACGTTGAAGAATTGACCTGCTATCCATCTCAATGGTAAAATAGATTGCAGATTTTCCAGAAGCAATCATATTGTTTGCAAGATTAGCGCAGGTAATTGACTTACCTGCACCTCTCCTGCCTCCAACAAGAATTAAGTCTCTCGGAGAGAACTGAATATCATAGTCGTATTCTTCGTTCAATCCAAGCGCGACATACTTCTGAAGGTCTTCTTCAGATTCCCACAGCGGAATACTTTGCATACTCTCATTGGGGTCTTCAATATCTACTTTGTCTTCAATATCAAGTACAATCTGATGAAGTTCATTTATAGACTCTTCCGCATCGTTAAATGCTATAGAATTGTCTACATAGGTTTCGAGAGACGCGAGAATCTCTTTCTGAGCATATTCATTCTTCAAATACTGAAGAAGTGTATATGGGTCTAGTTCAATATCTTTTTCCGCTTTGATAGCATATATTTTTTCTTGTGTTGCTGAGTCACGAACCCCTAAATGAAGGTCGTCAAAAGACGGAAGCATATGATTTTTGTCATTATGCTTTGATATAATATCATAGATAATATGATATTCTGCAGGCAAATAGTTTCTGCGAGTCTGAGACCAGGTCTCAGAATCTTTACACAGAAGTATCTGCTTTATAAATGTACTAGCCAGATTCAATCGCATTTCTCCCGAATGCTAAAAAATGGGCACAAGGTCAAACCCTGCACCCATTAGTTTAGTTACTATCTTACTGTGCGGCCTTTTCGCGCTTGGCAGCACCATCGTAATCTGAGGCGGTCAGACCACGACGAGTAAGCATAGTTTTAACACCACGAACAGTCTTGCCAATAGAAGTAGCAATTTCTTCTACAGTCATGCCTGTGATGTCTTCCAGGGATGCCAGAGGATCTTCCTTGGTAGAAGACTTCAGAGTCTCCTGGCGAGGAATGGCTTCGATAGAGCCAGCACGCAGGAGGGAAAGAGCCTTACCACGAACAGAGTTCACGGAACGACCCATGGCTTCAGCAATCTGCTCAACGAAAGCGCCATCGTTGACCATCTGAATGAAGGTAGCTTCTTCATCGTCTGAGTAAGTCTTTACAGACTCCTTAACAGGAGCAGGCTTGACGTGCTCAGTCAATTCCAGAGACAGTACCTTGCCCTGAATCTGCTTGGCGGTAAAACTACCACCGTCAAAGGCATCTGCAATCTGAGCATAGGTATAATTACCGCTGTTATCCTGTACGAAAGTAGCAAGAGTAGCAGCCTGCTCATCTGAGAAAGCCTTAGTAGTACTAGCGGAGGCCAGTTCTACTTCATAGCCCATCTTACGCAGTTTGCTAGAAACTGAGCGAGAGGAGGTTTCCAGAGTTTCAGCTGCTTCAGCAACTGTGCTCTGAGAGATAGGAGATTCGTCTCCTACAAAATTTGTAAGTGCGTTAACGCGTTCTTCTGTCCACTTTGGAACTGCCATATCAATTCTCCAATAAAAATTGTTGTAAATTAGTAACTATAGTTACGCCAGACTCTCTGGCTTTTTTTGTTTTTGCTGACTCTATGCCACTTTCATTGACTAGAATCGTAACTTCTTTTGTAATACTACTTTTAATTACAAAGCCTCTTGCCTCTAAGTCTTTATACGCATCCGCTTTAGTTTTATAACTTTTTAATTTACCAGAGATGCAAATGAACTCTTTAGTAGGCATTTGAACTGCGCGTGTAAACTTCCAGCTAAAAGGTAGATTGGCTACTTCCGGAAAATCTACTTCAATCCAATTAAGCAGGTTTTCTGTAGCTTTTTCTCCCAGACCAGCTTCTTGACAAGTATGTGCATTGATACTATCAATATCTTCGACAACTTTTGAAAGTTTCTCTGATGCGACTTTGCCAATCAGCGGAATACTGAAAGCAGGTAGTAAAACATTCAGGGAAGCCTGCTTAGACATTTCAATCTCAGCATATAGCTTCTCACCCAACTTAGTAGATTCCAGCATAAAACAAATTTCGTCTTTTGATAAAGCATAGATGTCCAGTATATCAGTAAGCTCTAACTTACTAATAGTGGCTTCACCTAAGCCTTTTATCTTTAGAGTCTTTGCAAAATGCTGAAGTTGTTTTGCTTGCTTAGCGTCACAAAAAACGTTCCTGCAGAACAAAACAAAGTTGACCTCCTCAAGTAACGAACTGCACGATGGGCAATTTGTTGGGGCTTGAATCTGTGTCATTTAATCCTTTCCTAAGTTTTGAAAATATATTATACGGAATCCTGAGATAAAAGTCAAGAATTATTTTTTCGAATGTGACTAAATTCTTTTCACTACCCTTGGAATAATATCTCCAGAACGAATAACTTCTACACTGCATCCTATCTCCAGATTTAGTTCTCGTATATATTTTATATTGTGAAGAGTAGCTCTACTTACGATAGCCCCATCAATATTTACAGGGTCAAGAATAGCTACTGGACTTACGATTCCACTTTTACCTACCTGCCATACCACGTTTCGTAGAGTAGTAATCACTCCGTCTTTCTTCTCTTTTAGAGCAAAAGCACCTCGAGGGTGGTGCGCAGTATATCCAGCTTCTATAAAATCCTTGTAGCTATTCATACGATAGACTATTCCATCCTGGGGAAAGTCTACAACATCGTCTGTAAAAACTGTCTTGAAGCCCATATCATATAAGGACAGCATAGTCTCCATATAAGTAGCTTCAATGTTTGGATATATGTCGTAGGCAAAGAAAGTTAAGTCTCTCTCAAGAAATTCAGAAACAGACTTCAAATTCAGAGCACCTGCTGCATAGTTCCTAGAGTTTTCTATACTCTTCGGAGCCGCTACTTCGCCTGTAATTTGTACGACCCCGTTGAGACTTATCTTATCTGGCACAAGGCATCTAAGTTTTTCTGTAATTACCTGGCCGACTTTCCCATCACCTCTAGTGAGTCCTGTCTCAAAGGTACCATCTACATATAGCAATGATACTGCAGCACCATCGAGTTTAGGAGTATTCAATACACTTTTAGTAACGGGAAAGGGAGGATTGCCAATGTCAAAGCATTTCTGCAATGAATACATTTGCTGATAGTGAGCAAGAGTTCCTTCTTTTATAGAAGGACTCCCCACTTTATTGTAGTTTTGTTGAGACGCAAGCCTATCAAACTCCTCATCAGACAACACGGGAGTTCCTTTGTAGTACATTTCACTTGCGTAATCTAAGAATTGGTGTGACATAGTTCTTCCTCTCATTTATTAAGTACTATTATACTAAAAAATACTTAGAAAGTCAAGAACTATTTGTACATGTCCTGTATGTATTCTTTGAAGTGTTCTTCTATGGTTTCCTTAGCTTCTGCTAAAGATAGTATCTCCACTAAACCTACAAATAGTTCTTTCGAATTATTAAAGTCTAAGGGCATAGAGATACCTTCTGAAGAAGGCTTCCATTCTTCTTCAAAGTCCAAATAATACTTTCGTAGGCTAAGGTATTCTATACCACGAAAAGTAGACACAGTTAACCGCACCTGGTGACCACGAACAGAGTCTTCATGCACGATTTTTTCGTACATTTCTGGGGCTTCATGTAGTTGCATAGTTACCTCGAATTTTTAAGAATTGAGGATAAAGGAACTACACTTGTAACATTGTGCGGTTTAAGCAGTCTATAAGAATCCGTGTCCCAACAAAACAAAGTTATCGTTTCACTCGTCTCTACTGCACGGTTAGTCTTTTTTTGAATGTAAGGGGTACTGAAGTCTAATGTACACACATTATACTTTAGCTTATTGGAATTTTCACTTCGATAAGTGATAACAGCATCACCATATTCTCTGACTAGCTGTTCGAGTGCTTCTTTTTTCACGGATTCTCCTTAGAACTTTAGGGTAGCAAAATCTTTTGCTGTGCTAGTGTCTTAGGTGAATCTTATATATGTAAAAAATCTCTGGAGGGAGAACCCCTCCAGAGAAAAGTAAGTAAATCTAGTTCTTAATTATTGAGGGCTGTAATTACTCCAGTAAAGTACTGAGCAGCCTTACCAGTCAGCTTACTGACGATGTCTTCGTCAATTTCCTGACCAGCATCAGTGAGAGCAGCAGTGAGGGCTTCAGCTGCAGCGGCTTTAGATACTCGAGTACCTCCGGAGGAGCCAGATTTACTACTAGTGGTGGCAGGAGTTTTCTTTACATAAACGCCTGCTTTGGTAAGAATCATACGAACGCCATTAGGGCTTTCTTCGTATTCATCTGCCAATTCTTTTACAATTTCCATACTTGTTTCAGGAGTAGGGTTCGCATTCTCGTATGCTTCAACTACTGCTGCTTTTTTGTCATCGTCCCAAGCCATGATTTTTTCCTCTGTCATGTCAATTAAAAAGATATTATATGCCAAAAATAACATATAAGTCAAGAATTATTTTTTACAGTCTGGTCAAATCAATGCCATACTGTTCCAAGTGAGAGAGTTTCCCTAAATCATACGCAATCGAGCTTGCAAAGAAACCTCCTGCGGATATATTAGAGAAGTAAGTGCCTTCGCTATCCACATCCTCTATGACATAGATGCTATACACTTTACTACTGTACTTCTTCTCGTAGTCTGTATTTGTTAGCCCTTTTGACTTTTGTACATACTCTTTATCGTACTCACGTACAATTTTAGCTGCAGTATGGTATACAGCTGACCATACTATCTCTCCAGGTTGAAAAGAGTCTGAGATACATTCATCTGGAAGATAATCTACTCCTACTTTTTCTTCTTTGGAGCGCACCCGCTGCGGTACTCCTACTGATTCAATTATATTATTTACGAACGCAGCACTACGATACAGGCCTGTAGCAATCTCCTGTACGCTGTCACCTCGCAGGTACCTTTGTACTGCTTCTGCGATTTCGTGCTTCTGTGCAGGCTTACCACGGTTCTGTTGCTTGCGAAGTTTCCTATACTCTACACGCTCTTTGTGCTCCTCAATAATACTATCAAGTCTTTTAGTATTATAAGAAATGTTCAGAATAGAACACGCTTCTTTTTTAGTTATAGGGGTGCCATTCTCCGGGGATAGGAGCTTTATCACTTTCTGAATGTTCGATGCTGTCAGATTCTCGTAATCTTTTTTCTTTACTCCGCGCCTCAAGTTTGGCCTCCAATTTAAATAATAAACAACAAATAGCGTGTGCTTCGTGATAGTACTCAGTTTCTGGGTCTAGTTCCTCTCCATCCATAAGGGCAAAGATATGTCGTAGAGCAGCTCCTGAATACCTAGTTTGTAAGTTTTCTAAGAGTTTCCAGTTGTCTGGACTATACTTCGTGGCTCCAAAAGTCAATACTTTTGCTACTTCAACTATTGCTTTTGGAGGCAGTAACTCCATTCTAGGCTTCTTGCCATCGTACTTTATCCCTGCTTTCAAGGTCATGATATTCTGCTCCTATCTGTACCCCGTGTTTTTCTAGTAAATTTAGCAGGTACTCTCTCTGTGCCTGTGTTCTTTCTAGTCTACAGTATGCATCGTATAACTGCTTGTTCATTTGTGCAATCATCCACTTATCTTCCATAGACATTATTCGTGTAAGCCTCCCTCTCCAAAGTCTGCCCATTCCTGTTCCCAAGAAGGCTGACCATCATCATCACTAAAATTACAATACCAAGGACCTGAGTCTGGTGCTTCATACCACCAAACTTCTTCTGATAAATTAGGGCATCTTACTGGAAAGGTATAACCATCTCCTTCCATAAGTTCTCCACAATCTCTACAA